TCACTTGGTAGGCATGACCTTTTTGCCTTTTCGATTGCGGATGTACTGCTCTGTCATAACCACGGTCGTATGCCCAAGTTGATCTCTGGCTTGCAAGATGTCACCGCTGGATTCCGCCTTATCGGTACCCGCCTTGGCGCGCAAGTCGCGCATCTGGAACTCAGCTTTCGGCACCCCGGCCGCCTCCCTGGCCAAGTCAAACCTCCTGCGCAACATCGCCACCGTCATTGGTGTGCCGTCCTCTGTAACGATCAGCCGCGTCGAGCGGACCTTGTGTTCTGACTTTCGGGACATGATTCGATCAATCAAAACCTTCAACTCGCCCGTTATCTCGATCCGACGCTTGGCCTTAGTCTTTCCCTGCAGCACCCAAATCTGCCCGTCACGCACATCGCGCTCGTCCATCAGCCTGGTGTCGGTCACCCGTTGCCCAGTCAGATAGGCGAGGTCCATCGCGTCTTGCAGGCCAACATCTGCTTTGTCGTGCACGCACTTGAACAGCGCATCCTCAACATACGTGTCCCGGCCAGTTTCCTTGTTGCCCTTGATGCCCGCGCACGGGTTGGCAAGAGAGGTGTAACCCTTGTCCCTCGCGTAATTCCAAATTGCACTGAGCAGCGCCTTCTCGCGGTTTGCCCGCACCGGCGCGGACTTGCGCCAAGTTAGGTACTGGCGAACGTGCAATGGCTCGATCGTTTCCAGCGGTGCAGGTGGATCGTCAAAGAACGCGATCAGGTTTTTCAGCTCGCGCTTGTTGTCCGCCTGCGTGGCTGTGCCTTTGGTTGGGACGATATCGACCATGTATTTTTCTGCGACGTAACGGAATGTGATGACTTTGGCGACCAGATCGGTTGCGGTGCGATCACGCTCAAGCTTCGCGTATTCCATGATCGCCAAGCCGTAGTCGCTGCCCAGCGGAATTTCCTTGCGGTCCTTGCCGCCCGTGTCGTAGTAGTAAAACACCCGGCCGCTGGCTTTTTTGCGTTCCCGCAGCCTGGCAATCGAGCCGGGTTTGCTTGGTCGTCTTCCCATGTCAGCTGGCCTTACGTGATTTCCATACGGGCTTTTCTGATTCAAATGCGCCGACAGCGGTGACCGCCATCGCGGTGACACTCGGCCACCCGTTCACTTTAATCGTATGGCGAACGCCATTCTTTTTCAGGTTGAGGATCTGTCCTGCCTTGGTCCGCGCGCCGGTGAGCTCGCAAACCTCCTCGTGAGATAGAAACTGGATGGTCATGTGATGCTCCATGCCGCGCGTGGCGGCAGAAGGTGGTGATGGGTTATGCGTCGGCCTTGGCCAGAACTACGTCGATCCGCTGCACAGTGACGTGCCGCGAAATCTTTTCATCGGTGTCGAACCAGTCGGTCGCGCCCGTCTTGAGCGCCATGGCGATTACTTGCCGAGACTCGCGGAGCGTCGCAACCAGCTCTTCGTGCAGTCCGCGTTCCTCCCGGCCGATATCCCAGAAGCGCTGGCCCCAGTGTTCTGCCGGCGGCGGGTTGCTGTTCTGCGCGCCGAGTGCCAGTGCGCCGACCACAGCGTCCAGCAGGTCGCGCTTATAAACGTTGTCGCCGTCGATGCTCAGGCCGCGTCGACGCAGTGTCGAAACCACCTCGTTCAAGTCGAGCCCTGTGTCCTGCAGCACGATGTCGAGTTCTGGTTTTTCCGGGGTGTAGATGGCAAGGCAAAGCTTGGCGGCGGCCGGCAAGCTGGCGCTGATTTTCTCCAGCGCATCGCTCGCTGTTTCATGGAAGCGGTTCAGTGCGGACATACGAATTCCTCGCCCGCCGTACACCGGCAGGCTGGTGGTGTTTAAGTCATATAAGTGTTTGTTTGGAGTGGCAAAAGTCCTTAGTACCAAGCGACTTTTAAAACCGTTGATGGAGTAGTAAGGATGGCAACCCCAACAGAAGCAGTAGTACAGCTGATCAAAACTATGAATGGCAGCTCTTCGATATCAGTAGAGATAAAGGTAGCTGCGGCAGAAGGGCTTGGGTATGCGGGTGGTGCAACTGCTCGTGAAGCTTTAATTAAGATAATCAACGGAAGTAGCAGTGTGTCTGCCGAATTAAAGGCGGCTGCTGCGAAAGCGTTGGGGCGAGCGACGTTAGTCTAAATATTACGCGGCCGCCTTTGTAACAGCACATGTATACCAACTGGGCAAAGCAAGGGGTGGAGCTAAGAGCAGGATCATGGCTGCACCTCGCGCCGAGCCCACTGCACATACGGGCCGTCCTCGGTATCGAAAATCCCCATCAGGAACCATTCAGGCCCCGGCGATTCTGGATTCCAGGCGGTGCACGCAGCATCCTCGTCAGGTAGATCCTCGATCTCGTCGCCAGAGTGCCAGCCTTTTAGCTCCAGTCCCTGCTCCTTGACCCAGGCAATATACGGCGCCGGGTCTTCGCCTTCGCCAAAGCTCGGAATGTTCGGGTGATACCACCAGCCGTCTGCATCGCGCTTCACCTCGACCGGCCCGAACTGCTTGCTGCCGCTGTGCGCCTCGCAGGGAGTGACGTAAAGCACGTCGGAGTAGTGGCCGCCGCCAGAGCTGAATTCCATCGTGCAGCCGCACTTGGCTGGCAAGCTGTTGACGAACGTAATCTTTTGTTCGGGCATGACTTCGTCCTTGCCGCTATAGCGGCTGACTTTGAAGGGGGGGGAGGGGTGGAACGAAAGAGTGAGGCGCTAATTCCAGCGAACGTCGAGTTCTGAAATTTGTTGCTGCAGTTGTTCTATGAGTTCAAACCAAGAATCGAAACCATTTGATTCGTTCTGGACCAGAAACAGGTAATAACCTCCGGTTTCACCTGCGCGGTCATCCTGAATTTCTATCGTCCAACCGGCGTATTCGCCAGTCAAAACTATTCCAGTACGAATGATCTGCATGTGTTGGTCGGAATCCAATGAATGTATGAAATGGCAGCTGTACTTTTTACATCAGCTTGGAAAATGTTGGTACTGCGGCATTCTCCCTCGCTATCAGATCATGGGCATTCACAACCTTCATGCCAAGGTGTTCGGCGATCATCACTTCAAGCTTGGCACGCTGAGACAAATCCCAGCCCGGAAGCAGCGCAACCATTCCGCACAGGCCGAGCCGAGTAAGGTCATAAGCCATGTAGTCGGCCCAGACCGCTCCCTCGACGGTGCCGTGGTCAGCCGGATTCTCGACTTCGTATCCAGCTGTGCGCAGCCGTTCGGCCATGGCATTGAAGGCGGGGTAGTTGAAGTCCTCGATTCCCGTCATCGGCCCGGCCAAGTACAGGCGGTTGGCGCGAGCGGCTGCGAGCGTCACGCCAGGCGCAACCACTGCGCTAATCCGGTCCACTGCCCGGTCAATAGGGCCCTGAATGAATGGCGGCATCGGCTCGTTTGCCGGCGGCGTCGTTGAGGTAACGGCCGCGATCATCCCGGTCAAGGAGTCGGTGACGACCGCACGGATGTTTTCTGTGGGCATGGAACAGTCCTATGCCGGGGCATGCCCGGGCGGTGGAGGGTGGTGGGCGACGAACGGTTAAACACAACTAATTGCGTTTCTTGCTTTTCAATCATGGGTTTCTAATTATCATGGGCATCACCGAAGACGTTCTGCCTTCTGAGTGAGGTGTTTTGCCGTGATAATTCGACTTGTTGAAGAGCTGTTTTTTCAGCTGTTAACTGACCAAATCAGCAGTTGTCTTTCCCGATTAATCGAATGGCTAAACACTTTTCCATGGCAGGTGTGGTTCGCGTGAGTCAGGCGGCTTCTTGCTGTTCGACGACTCTCCACGGGTCATTGGCCCGTGCCAGCGCAGCCATCGGCGGTGGGCTGACGCTGTTGCCGCACATGTGAACCTGCTGGGTTTTGGTGAACGGTTTGCCGTCGGCGCCGTGGCTGATGATGTAGTCGGCGGGGAAGCCCTGAGCCTTGTACAGCTCTGCCGGTTGCAGCATCCGCAGGCAGATGTCGACGATCACGTACGGCGTGCCTTTGATGGTGACGGTGACCAGGCCAAGCCGATCCTTAGTGGTGATGGTTGGCGCTGGTGCGTCGGCGGCGCTCATGTTCTCGGTGCCGTAGTAGCTGATCAGGAATGCCGCAACGCGCAGCGCACCGGCCTCCACCTCTGGCGAAAGCTGCAATTCGACGAGCGAACTCTTGCCGCCACCGCCGGCAGTAATGGTCGGTGCCGGCTCGTCCACACCCTGGCCAACGCTGGCGCCGAACTGGCGTTCCATGAATGCGGTGACCAGTCCATGGTGCGTGCCGCCGGCGCTGATGGTGTGCAGCGGATCGGCTGCGTCCCGTGCATCGCAGTTGCCGCGCAGGTGCACCAGATTCGCCGTCACCAGCTGCTGCTGGCTGCCGGTGTTGGTCACTGTGGTCATCGGGTCCTCGATGCTCTTGGCAGCTGTTGTGTTGAAACCGCCATTCATCTGCGCCATGAACACCGTGGAAATGCCCATGGCGTGAGCGGCACCGGCAGGTCGCTGGTAGTTGCCGCCGCTGGTTATGGTCGGCAGCGGCTCGGCGAGCGCCTTGCCTTCGTCTGCAAACCTGAACTTCACCAGATGCGCAGCGGCCACACCGTACTTTCCACCCGAAGCCATTATCGTTCCGAGTGGTTCGTGCTGGTCCGCAGTGCGTGGGGCAGATCCCGGTTTGTCACCGTTGCCGAGCTGCACAAGGGTGGCCGCAGAGAGCGTCAGTTCTCCGCGATTAGCGCAGGTTACTGTCGGCATCGGTTCCCGTGGGTCGTTGATTCGGTCACTGCCTTGATGTGTTGCCGGCGCGATGATCGGGCTGGCCATGGCAAACGATCCTCCGCGCGGCCAAGACGTCACCGTGCGCAATGGCTCGTTTGCAGACTGGACGCTTTCCCCAGACCAATTCGCGATCGGCACAATGAATGGGTCAGCAGCATCGATGACGAATTTCTGCATGCCCTTGGCGATTCGGCGCAGCGTGGCCGGTGCCAGCGGCTTTGCGCGGTCGAAGATGCTTCTGCTCGGGATGCTCCAGTCGATGCACTCGGCAGCGGTGCGCCACTTCTGCTGACCCTTGGCCGGGTTCTTCGCGTGGGTTGGCTCAGGCCACACAATCGGCTGGCCGTCGCAGCGGGCGATCATGAACAGGCGCTCACGGCTGGTCGGTGCACCGAAGTCGCAGGCCTTGATGACCCTCCACTCAACCGCGTAGCCCAGACGTTGCAGCTCTGCGACGAACACTGCCCACGTTTGCCCGCGACGTTTCGGGTCAGGTACCAGGAACTGCTGGTAAACTGGTACGACTTCGCCAGGCTCGGCAATGGCGCCGCCCAGCTTCATGACACGGCCGGTCGACTTGCAACGCTTGGCGATCAGCGGCCCCCACTGGAGGATCTGCTTCACGTTCTCCAAGCTGATGACACGAGGCTTCTTTTTGCCGGCCCACTTCAGCCCGATCCACGACAGGTTCCGAATCTCGCGCTTGCGCGGCTGTCCGCCGGCGGCTTGGCTGTGGTGCGTGCAGTCCGGCGACATGTGGAACCAACCCACGGCCTTGCCGCCGCACTCGGTGTCCGGATCACCCTCGAACACGTCGGTGGTGTAGTGCACTGCGCCCGGGTGGTTCACGGTGTGCATGCTGATCGCCTGCGGGCTGTGGTTCTTCGCCACGTTCACCGCGCGGCCCAACCCCATCTCCAGCCCGGTACCGGCGCCGCCGCCACCACAGAAGAAGTCGACAACGATCTCATCGTCCTGAGTGCTGAAGGCGAGTCCGTATTGAGTTTTGAAATCGAAGGGGTGTTTCTTCTGTTGTGCGGACATAGGGGATCCTCGCCGGTATAGTTCCGGGATCTACAGGGGAGTGGGTTATGGAATTTGCAGACGTTTTAGGCTGGATAGAGAAGCATCCAGGCCTGGCATCTTGGGTTCAGGCTATCGGGGCCATCGCAGCACTTGGGCTCGCTCTGTGGATACCAAGCCGTCAACGGTTGGCTGAACGCGAAGAGGTTGAGAGAAAGAGAAAATCAATACTGCTGGTTTTCTTGGTCGAGTGCGAATTGGTCATATCAATCACGCAGAAAGACTCTGCCACTTTGGATGTTAGAAAGAGGTTGATGCGCGAGTTGTTAACAGGAGCTCGCGCAGCGATTGACACAGATACAAATCCAGACAGCGCAGCAGATTGTTTGAGGCTCAAATACAACTTCGAAGGACTTCTTTTCGAACTGGATGTAAATGAAGTGGAAACGGAAAGGTGGGTAGAGTTGACTGATAGAACATTAAGTAGAATTGCGGTCGTAAAAGAAATTCACTGCGCAGGCATTAAGGCGGAAACCAGTATTGGCAGCGCTTCTCGGGAGCCATGACCAGCAGTCGCGTAATTTTTTGCGGCTGGCGTGATTCGTATAAGTGGGGTTGGTTTAAGCTCGTTCGCCGAGATCTAGGCCAATCTGACTGACCCGATCGACACATGCAGGGCTAAGCCAGACGCATTCTGTTCGGCTCGCAGTGCCGCGGCTGGCGCTGATCCGCGCCGAAGTGCTGTAGCACGACCAGCCCGGCAGCATTTCTTCATACAGTTCGCTCGGGTATCCCGAAAGGACGACCATTCCTTCTAGATCGAGCAAAACGCCGAGCAATTCGCGGTGCGCGGCGTCGTCCATTTCGTGCTTGTAGTAGCGCCCGCTGGATGCACCTTTGTACCTGGTGTCATGAACGTAAGGCGGGTCGACGTAGTGCAATGTCTGTGGCCCGTCGTGCGCCGTGATCACCTCGATCGCCGGCCTATTCTCGATCAGCACTCCGCTCAGACGCTGGCCAACTTCTGCCAACTGTTCAGGGTAGGTCGCCCAGAGTGATTGGGCTGTGCCGTATTGGCGCTTCGTATCGATGCGGAAACCGGTGACGCCCTTCGTAGCACCGGCCGACCCGAAACCCATCTGGGCGCGGATGATGGTGCGCCTAGCTCGCTCGACTGGCTCGGTACTCGGCTCCCACGAAAGCTCAAACTCCTCCCGCGAGTAGGGTGTAAAGACCAAGCGCTCGGTGAGTCCCGATCGCGTAACTGGATCTTGCAGAACGCGGAACAGGTTCACGATGTCGCCGTCCAGGTCGTTGTAGACCTCAGCATACGATCGAGGTTTTTGCATCAACACGCCGGCCGCGCCGCCAAACGATTCGACGTAGCAGGTGTGCGGGGGAAAATGTTGCAGCACCCACGGCGCAAGCCGGAACTTGGCACCGTGGTAGCGGATGACCGGTGCGGTGATGGTCATGATTGATATCCATTCAGGCGCCGCCCTCCGTGACCGGTGGTGGCAATTTGGTTTTGGTTGGGGTATTACGTTCTTGCTCAGTCGAGCGATACAATTGAATGGGAGATATCAAATGGATTTTCATCAAGACCCCGACAATTTCGGCAGCTACCTCGGGCAAGCCGCCAGAGATATAACTCACGCGAGAACTAACTTCCTTGATCGGTTAGATCATTGGAAGGTTCTCGCGGAACGTAAATACGGCCAGTTGGTAACTATTGAGCATCTACCTGAGCAGCGAGGCTTCATTGGCTCGGTGTTGGGTAAGTCTTTCTCGTTGCTCATAAGCCCCCTTGTAATCGACGGCAAAGGACGACTTGAGGTCGTGGTCACTACTCCCAACCTTGGCGGCAAAGAGAGCGAAATATCCCGATTCAATGTTGATCGTAACGGTGATTTAGCTGACAACTACGAGATTGCCGGGGGCGATTTTGATAATCTGATGAGCGTTAAAACGTTCATGGGAATTCTGAAAAAAGTGCTGGAACAAGCTATTCCAGCTGGCAGTTAGTTCCAATTCGTAGCGCCTCGCGCACCCTGAAATTTTCAAGCTTCCGCGCCACAGACGGTGAAATGTTGATTTCGTGTCGCGGAGGCTCAAGCAGTGGCAAAGCGCCGCACGGGCCAAGGCCGTGCAGATGGTGAATCATCAGCGTGATCGCCTCGCCCTGTTCCTCGATGCCGCTCCAGGCCATCAGCTCAGCAAGTGCTTGGCGAGTACCGGGCAGGCAGTGCAGCCTGATTTCTTCTTCGCCGCGGCTCTTCCTCTTCGCCGCAGCTTTCGCTGAGCGATCTGCATTGCTCTTGGCCATGGCCTACCTCTTCAATTCCGCTGGCCGGCAAGTCCAGCCAGGTTTGTCGTTTGCGTTGTTGGGGTCTGGAACGTCTCACGCAGCTACCTTCACCTGATGCCAGGCGCCGGCGGCGTAGAACAGCTTCGCGGCTTGGGCTTCGTCCATCAATATCTCATCGGGAATGGCAATCCAGCCTGATGCGACCAGATGGGTCGGGTTCGCGCTGTTCCGCAGTTCCAGGTAGTAATGCTCGATGGCATCGGTCAGGCGCTCGACCTTGTAGATGCCCTCTGGCGATATCTCCACCGACTTGATGTATTCGGCGCCGCGTTCGTCGCGACACATGGCGCCGATGTAAATCGTCCAGCGGTAGGAGAAGTCGAAGATCGCGTTGGCGATCGCCACACTTCGGATCTGCTTGCAGCTCTTCCAGTTCGCCATGATCTGGCTGCCGCTGGGGTCAATGTTCACCACTGCGACGTGGTTGGTGCGCAGCAGCGCCCTGCAACTGCGTTCAGCTCGGGCGAAACCGTTGTTGGGTTTGCGTTTCGACTTCATAGCGAGTCCGCCATTTTTCGCAGAGCTTTGCGGTCAGCCGCCGATATCGGTTTCGGGCGCCGCTTGAGTACCGTTTCAGGGTCTACCCAATCGCGCCGCTCAGGCTTCGGCTTCATTCGAGCTGGCGGCAGCTCCTTAAAGCTGCTGCCGGGCCGACTCCAGAAGTCAGCTGTCGCCGCCGCGATCCGGTCAGACTCACCTTGTTTCGTTCGAACTGCGTTGAGATTCAGGCTGATCATGCTCAAGCTCCTAATCTATGGGCTTGTGCCCGTGCTTTGTCCGCGACCTCATCCACCATGCGATTCAGCTCCAGGTTGAATTGGACGAGCTCTCTGTGCAGGTTGGCGATGTAGTCTTCGTCGCGGTAAATCGTTTCGATATAGAGCTGACACTCCTCGTCTTGGCGGGAATCGAAGGACAGAAAGTCCCACCATTGCCTGCCCGTCACGAACATGCAGCCCTGAATCTGCGGCATATGTTCCTCGGGCATGCCCTCCAGCCAAGTCCTGACGTGGATCGCCTCGTTGAAAGGACACTTTGACTCGGTGCCACCGTCATCGTTGATCAGGCCGTCTGGCGAGCAGCCGAGCCAGTCATACTTCGGGTGAACGATGAATTCCGACGGCACGACAATGTTGCCGGTCAGCATCTCGTAGGCGTCCTGAGCCTTTTGCTCTTCTGTGTGACCCCACTTCATGGAAGCGCTACTGACGTTGTGCTTGGACTTCTTTGCCAGTCGTTCGAAGCACAGCTCACGCATGTAGGAGGTCCGCGCGCCCATCGGCTCGCGCTTCCCATGCTTGTCAGGTTTTCCCCAAGCCATTACGTCTTTGAAGCGGCTGGCCGTCACTCGACCGGATCGGTCTGAATGCCACTTTTCAGTACCTTGCAGTTCCGCTCTCACTACGCCGCTTCCTCGACCTGCGACAGGTCTTCGCCGGGGCCAGTCATGTCGGTGAAGTCAGCATCAACAGTTGCCGCCATGCTCTTGAGTGCTTCGTGGCACTCCAAGCCGATCGCTGCACGCTGCTTAGGCTTGAGACCTGCCCAAGCCGCTGCATATGCATCGATGTCCTGTCGCTTCGCAACGACCAGCAGGTCAGCGAATACACCGTCGATTTCCGGTGATGGGGATTTTGGGCCAAAAGACACTTCGGCTGCGGCAGCGGTGTTTGAGGCTTGCTTCGTAGGTGTGATATCGATTTCGCCACCGTAGGAGTCTTCGAACTCGTCGGGCGTGTAGACCCCAAGGATGACGTCCGGGCAAAAGAGCCGCGCCCATTTTTTCGTTACCAGGTAGGCGATTTGCTGCTTCGGATCTTCCGCCCAAAGTGTCGAGTTGCGAGTGCGAACTTGGGTTAGCAGAAGCTCCAAGGTACGCGGCTCTTCTTCGCCTTTGAATGTTGCCCAGACCTTGATACCGAGTCCTTTCTCGTCGTCGAAGCTCCACCCCGGAACGCGGTATTTTTTGAATTCGCCAGTGTCCTCGTCCTTCTTGGTTCGGCTGGTCACTTCGCGCATCTTTCCGATGACGTTTTCCCAGTTGCCGAACCATTCGAAGTTGAGGCGTCCTTTGACAGGTGCTTTGGCGGTGATCACTGCGTTTACGAGCTGCGCCTCATAACTGAGTGCACCGCCGTTCACGATGAATGTCTTCTGAGCAACCGCAAACGGGTTCATCTGCCACTGCATGGCCTGCAGGACGACCGCCATGCAGTCAGCTTGATTGCCCTTCAAATGCTTGGGCACAGTTGTCACGCCCTTCGACATCATCAGTGCGAGGTCACTCATCGACTTCATGGTGCCCGGGTCGAGAATGAGCGCTGCCGCGTTGTGGGACGGGTCTTGGTATGTGGTAATGCCAGTCGCTGTTTGAGTGTCTGAGTCGTACATTGCGCTCTCCTTGGCCGACGATTTGTTCATCGACCTTTAGAGGGGGAGGGAAGGGTTAGAAGCGAATTGCACGAAGCCAGGCGCGAGCGGTGTCGACGCTTACGTCGAAGCCCAGTGCGACGACCTCGACGATGTCTTCAACCGCAGGCGCGGTGGTGGTCACGTCGTCGAATTCAGCGGCGATCGCCGGAGTGTTGATAGGTGCGACCTCGACTTTCTCTTCGATCAGCGGCGTTACCGCGGCAATGGTCGTGGCCGGCGCGGCAGCTTGTGCGCGCAGGCGGGCCAGTTCTTCCTGATCACGTTGGTTCTGCTCGTCCTTCAAACGCTGGGCGTCTTGATCACGCTGCAGTTGCTCGCGCTGCCGGTTGAGTTCTGCCTGCTGGTCTGCAATGCGCTGGCGATCTTCTGCTGCGATCCGTTGGCGTTCCTTTTCTGCGTTTTCATCGGCAATCCGTTGCTTCTCGCGCAACTCGTTGAGCTCTTTCTGCTGGGCTGCCAGCTTGGCGGCAGCCTCTTCACGCTCGACAGCAGCCCTGTGCAGCGTTTCAAGCTGCTCAATAGCGTTGTCGCGAGCAATCGTGCCTTCCGCTTCGAACTCGGCATATTCCTCTGGCAGGATTACCGACTCTTTGACGCTCTGCAGTACGCTCGCAACATCAGCGGCGCTACGGCTTGCATATGCAGCAGCGACGGAGCTGAAGCGATTGATTTTTGCTCGGATGGCCTCGACGCGCTCAGCTTCGATGCGCTCGCGTTCGGCTTTAGCGTCTGCAATGCGCTTTTCTTCGGCCTTGATGGCTTCGTCGACAGGCGCTTCAATCACTAGTACTCGATCCTTCAGCGCCTCGCCAAATTCCTTCACCTGGTTGACGCGAGCCTGGGCCTCTTTGACTTTTTGCTGATACGGAACAAGCGCGGTTTTGGTGGTGTTTGCCAGGGCATAGCGCACGTCGCGGATGTCTACTCGTACTTCCTTGGCATTTGCCAGTCCTTCACTGGTCGAGCAGTCAACGACGAGTTTCGCGTAACTGGTTTCCAAACGGACGATCTGTTCCTCATGCGGCCGATACTCGGCGATGTCGGTGGCTGCAACCGCAGGAGCAATAGAGTTCTTTGTGTCGCTGGTTTCGCTAGTGTCGAGGTCGGTCGATACGGCGGCTTGTTTGGCGTTTGCGGACATGACGATTCCTTGCCGCGCCAGGCGCAGCTTGTGGTGGTGTTGGTTATTGAGTGACGCGGTCGGCGAGGGCGCTGAGTAGCATCAAGAGGGTGTAAACGCCGATGGCGGAGAACGAGCCGCGCCGGATCAGAACGCGGCGTGCCCGCTGAAGACTGGTCATCGGAACACGTGGTAGGTGGTGGAGCGAGGCACCTGGCACGTTCCCTGGCCATCGCGAACTACGCCGTAGGCGCCTGCGCCGCCGATCAGGATTACGACGAGAATCCAGTAGACGAGGTTCATGGCCGAGCCCTCACAGCGATGCGTCCGCCTTTCATGGTCACCGACAGGCGCTGCGGGAGGTTGTCGACCAGATCCTCGCGTTTGCGGCCGATCACCTCGTTGAAGGGGAGACCGAAGCCGAGGATGGCGATGCGGCGCTCAATGTCGTCGAGTTGTTCATCGGCCAGAGTTTTTACCGGTGGCGTTGTCATGCGGCTCTCCCTTTTCGGAATTCGTATGCACGGTTCAGCCGCTCGGTGTAGGTGACGTCTTCTGTCGCGCTGATGATGTTGAGTGCGCGGAAGATCATGAGGGCCGTGGTTGAAGAGGATCTGACCGCGAGTGCGCTGCAATCTGGGTCGGACATGCTCTGGATGTAGCCTTCGAGCATCCCCACGGCCAGATCGTGATTGCCCGTACCGGGGAGGCCGGAGTTCTCCGGGCTCTGCTGAGCGCTCATTTCAGCCCCCAGAATTCGCCGTAGGCGACTACTGCTGATGCAATTCGAGTGGCTCGCGCCTTGCGGTCGATCAGCTCCTGCGCCGCCATTAACTTCTGTTGCTGATTGCGTTGGAATGCGGCAGCCTCGTAGTCGTGGAAGTCTTCGACCTTCGGCGCTTTCGGGCGCCCCCAGTCGTCGTAGCGCCTGTCCCACTCTCGGGCCTGCGCACTGTCTGCATAGCTGGTTGCCATGATCGCCTCCGTGTTGGCGGGTGTTGATCCAACAAAACTCGGATGCACTCATTCGCTCCGCTGGTTGCCGTTGGGCGCGGAGGGGAGTGCATTCGGGTGGTGTCGAACGATTTGCAAAGTGGCGAGTTGATTTTTTTGATTTCACTGCCGATAAAGCACAGAACTTCTAAGGATGAATTCCCATGCGTGTTATTTCGAAGGCCGTATGTCTAGTTGCTTTGGTCGCGCTCAGTAATTTGGGGCAGACCCAAGCGGCTACCGAGGATCACGACATCGCTGTAACCATGGTGGCTATGGGGCGCATGTGTGCAGAACAAGATCCTGGAATGAATTACTCGCTGCAGAACATCTTTTCCCTTCCAGACATAGCGGCAAATGCAGATCTAAAGAAGGAGATTCTTGCGGTAGATACCAATCCGGCATTTCAGGATGAAATCAAGGCAGTTCAAGTGCAGGCCGCAGGGGATCCGTCGGCAGCAAAACAGTTCTGCCCGAGCTATGCGCCGAAAGCTAGCAAGTAATCTGTCCCAGGCCCGCTACTGGCGACGGCCTGGGTTTCTAGCATCAAATTGTCGACGTGCGTGGGGGGTGGCCTACCTCATTCGGCCGATGCGCGGTGACATCGACGGCCTACTGTCCGCTGCCTGTATGAGTGATGGGCGCCGGCCTTCAGGCTTGCCGCGCCGCGCAGGTGAATCGCTCTCTGCTACATGGCTGCCAATCCTCTGATTGAAGGCAACTGCCAAGAAATCCTCGGTAGTTGGTGGGGATGCAGGTGGGCGGTTATAGGCCGCAGTTTCGTCCGCATCGGGGTGTAATCTGGCCGGGGCTCAGCCGGCATTCGGCAGAAGGGGTAGCCCTGTAGGCGACCGATTGGCACATCCGCTGCCCGAGACTTAGCCTCAGATCACACCCCGATGCGCTCTCATAGAGAGGATCGGGCAGTTAACGACAGGCTGTCGTGGCGCTGGTTGTTCAGTCGTAGATGCCGTAGCTGAAGTCATCCTCATCGCAGTCGACGATGATTTTGGATTTACCGAAGTAAAGAGCAGCGACCATCTTTTCGAATGGAGAGCGGAATTTCAGGGTCTGGCTGATTTTCTCGTTGTCGATTTTGGCGGCGTACACCGAGCCAACCTCATGACCGTTTTCGTTACGGTCTTTCCCGTGACGGTCGAAGCTGATGTGAATCGCGTTGTCGAGCATGTATTCGCTGCGCTCGGAGCTTCGGGAGTAGGTCGAAATCCCATGATCCTTTGGCTTCTTGTCGAAGTAGATGTGCAGGCCACCGTAGTCGGATGGCTGGAAACGGATGTCCGGGGCTTCCCAATGCTCTTCCGCCGCCGACTCTTTGTGGTCTTCGACGAAAGCTTCCAGCAGATCCTGCAAACTGATTACCTCAGGCAACGCATCCTTGTTCAGCACCTCATCGATCTGCTTCTGCGCCAGGCGCACCATGTCAGCTTCGACTCCACTGTTTTCCCACTTCTCTTTCAATGCAGCCGCAACCATCGCGTTGTAGCGAGTCAGCTCAAAGATTTCAGTCAAATTGGCTGGCAGTGCGGCCTTGATTGCCTCCTCGACCTGCTTGCCCATGTCGCCGTAACGACCGAAGCAGTTATCGATCACGCTGGTGAACATCTTCTTAACGTGCTCGTCGATGATTTCGACTGGCTTTTCGCTGTTTGCAAAAGCAGTGACGCGCTCGGCGAGAAGCGATTGAAGTGTTTGTTCGCTCATTTGATGCTCCGTGCTTGATCGGTTGTTTTCCCAATGCACCCGTCACCAGGTGCATCAGTGAAAATTTCCGCTGATCCTTCGGCGCTACTGGCGCGGTACAGATCGATTCAAGTTGTTCCTCCAGCCGCGGGCCTTTCGGCTTGTTCTCCCGCTGGATAACTGCTTTCGACGTTTTACGCTGCACGCCCGGGTCAGTTGCCAACCCTCTGAACCGTTGAGGCCGGTTCATCGCTGCCTTTGAGTCTGGGCCGGTGGTGATCCGGCAAGGTGAAGCGGTGGATCTAAAGAGCGGCGGGTCTGTTGGCCCTTCGCAGTGGATGTGGGTCGCTGCGATGGATGAAATATAGGCACTCCCATATTTACTGTCAATGGGTATTCCCATAAATTTTAATTCTCCCTTATTTCTGGTCGCAAAAAAGCCCGCGCTTGGCGGGCTTCAGATGAAGCTCGTGCGATCTACACCGCCTGCTGTTCCAAATCAGAGCCACAGTATCGGCACTTCTTGGCGGCGGCCTTGATGGTCTCCGCGCAGAACGGGCATTCCTTGCTCGCAGCAGCGGCAGCAAGATCCTCGGCGTAAGTCGTGGTCTCGACCGGACGGGCATAGTGGATCGCGGGCTTGTTGAGTGCCCAGATGAAAGCCGCAACCCAGCCGATAAAAGTCCAGCCAGCGAGGAGGTTTAGCGCGAAGATCGGGGTGGCCCTGGGGTGTTCGCCCACAGCGCAGATTGTCGGGTAGAAGTACAGCGCGATCACGCTAGGAAAAAAAACGATGCTTGCGACCATTGCAAAGCCGTTGGTGCCGCTCCCGATCAGGTAGCTGACTAGGCAAACAATACCGAGCAGAATCAGGCCTACGATCTTCATTGGTTCCCTCCATCAATTGAGCCGAAATTTTACCATTCGTGGCCGTGCGCCACCATCGTCTGCGCCGTCAGTCGTCCCCACTGAACGGCCGCGCTATGGTGGATCTCTACCGGTGCGCACCCACCAGGTACTCACCATGAACGACGATCGGAAAGCGCAGCCCTGCTCGCTTGGCAAGAATTACTCGAAGAGCCAGAAATTCGGAGGGACGCGGAGCAGCCGTACCATGAGCTGTGGAAGCTGGCGGACGATTACACGTGTGTCGCGGGATCGAGGCTGATTCTCGGCGAGAACCGGTAGAGGGGGCAACCGCCTGCTAAGGGCATTCGATTAAAGGGCTGGAAGGGGCGGACGAACGGAAGGGGTGTATGAAAGGCCGATGTCGCGCCGGACTAAGGATTTGGGTATATGAAAGCTAAAATAACTTAAAGGAAAAATCAGTGTTTGAGTGATCACACAAAACGTCATAAACGAAATGTGTTTTAACGCCAAAGTTTGCTGCGGCATCTGGAATTTGTATTTTATTTCGTCGTTCGGGTTTGCTTAGTTCGTGGGTGATGATTTCTTGGCCGTAGGCCATCGCTGTAGCGATTAAAAAGGCGTCTGCTATGTCAGCGCGGGCGAATTCTTTTTTTGCAGGTTCGGTAAAATGGCTATTGGCTGCGGTCCACTTCATTATTTCTTTATATTTAGAGAGTACCCTCGGGTCAGTGTCGTCGGGCATGAAAAACGTAGAAGGAAGTTGCAGTGCCCATTTCCGTACTGGGTCATCATCTTTGCCCTTTAACAGCTCTTCTTTAACTTTGGACGTCGAACAAACGACCCCGCTTGCATGAGCGCGCTCAACCCACGTCCAAAAGTGATTGCAGAATTCAAACCGATAATGAAGATTTTTGGCCTGCAAAAATATATTCGAATCGACTAGATATTTATGCATGGCTGCGAATGTTCTTATTGTAAAGGTTGGTAACTGTGCCTGGGTTTACATTCAGAAGTCTAGCCGCGTCTCGCATTAGGGTGCTTCCTTCCATGGCGCTTCGAACTAATGCATTAGTTACTTTTTTGCTGTTTCGTACAGGTATGGTAGCGTAAGGGTTGCCCCCGCCCCCAGCGGCTTTGAAGCTGTTTGCATACAGAGAGCCGTACACCTCTTTGTTTATCTTTCCCAGCTCATATGCTCTGCGGCCGACTACCAGTCTGCTAACGCGAAAATATTTGCTTGCGCGATCAATAGCCTCTAATCCGCCGCCTTCCCAAACTGATAGGAATTCGGATCTCGGTACCAAGAGCTCTGCTGCCACGCGATTGCAATAGGATTCAACATTGCTGTCAGATGTAAAATCTTTTGGGGAGGGGATATCCGAAACACCACTTTCTCCGATCCATATATGAGCGACTTCGTGAGCTAAAGTAAATATCCACGCCGCTTCGGCATCCTTTCCATTAATGAACACTGCCGGAGCAAACTGGTTGCAGATGGCAAAGCCTCTGAATTCCGAAACCGATAACGCTCGCTTAGTATTGCTTTTAACTATTCCGCTCTTGAATACAAGAATTCCAGCGGATTCGAAGCGCTCAGAAAGCACTCGAAAATATTCTTCTGGATTGGCGCAGCTTCTCTTCAAATCTTGGGTAATTTCGCAGCGAGCAGCGATTTCTTGCGCAACCATTTCGACGCCGTTCGATGTGTCGTATTTTCCGACAAAATCTAATGGCTCAGCACCTACCTCCCGAAGATAGTCAAGATACCAGTCTTGCTTGGCTATCACGTCTTCCAAAACCTCGAAGAAATCCGAGCCTAATGGGTTTGGGCTCGACACTTGCCGCATATCAGGCAACCGAGGTTTTTCTATTTCGGGAGGACTATCCAATAACAGATAACCAAACGGAGTTCGCGTCGTCGACGCTACTTTCTCTAGCTGGCGTATCGTCAGCTCACCGGTCAGGAATTTATCTATCCCACGTCCCGAGGCAATCGAGGATGCGAGATCCTCAAGCGTCTTGCCAATCTGGCTTGCAGCCCAGTCTAGAACAGATGGGGAGATGGTAAGCGTATCCATAATTTATTTTTCGCACGTCGACCCTGACGATTATGTAGCTCTAAGCTGTTCTTGTCTGCGTCTAATTGCATCACTATCGTGGTTGTCAAGCTTCACGATAGACGAAATACTCGCTTTGACCACCTGCAATCCATGCGTTCAAAGCTTTATTCACGAGCGCTATGGATGAACCCGGGCGATACGTGTGGACGGCATCATAGAAAAAAACAGTTGTATCCCAGGTTTCGCCATCGTGGATCAGTGGCAAGAGCAAGTTGATTACTCCAAAGCCGTCCTCTCCATCCGCCCCCAAGGCATTGCTAACCGTGGCTCTGAGCTTAGGTGCTTCGGTACGCATGCAGCCGATTACTGCAATTCCGCTGGTTTTGAGAGCATGAGCAATATCGGAGATGTCGTCCCCACCATCCAAAAAGAAAACTTCCGTCATTTATTATTCACTCCTCGCTGAGAGAGGCTCAGAAGATGGCCTCATCTCCACCCCATGGAAGCTCAATTCTTTCAGCGCGAGTACATCGCCCACCAAAACACATGCCCTAGAATCGATATCTGCTGCTGTTGGATCTGCTGGAACGTGTAGTCCTCGTCCGGGTGCTCGTCACGGTTGAAGCTACGCAGGCGAAGACCGGTAGGGATGCGATAGACCTGCTTCACGCGAAGCTGGCCGTTGTGGTTGATTGCGTACATCTCGCCGTCGACGATATCGCTCAGGGAATTTTTCCCCACGTTCACGCCGACGGTGGCGCCGTCGCGCAGCACAGGCACCATGCTGTTGCCACCGACCTTCACGCACTTCGCATTGCTGAACTGAACGCCGTTGTGGCGCAGGTCCTTCTTGTTGAAGCGCAAGCGTGAGTTGGCGCTTTCCTCAATCGCAAACCTGCCAGATCCGGCCGCCAGTTCGACTTCATGAAGGAAGGGGACGTAGACCTCATCGTCATCGAGTGGGGTTTCGTCATCCCAGGTTTCGATGGTGCCAAGTTTCACGCTGGGCTGGATGCGTTCAGCCTGATGATCAGGCACACCCTTGAGCATGTCACCGACACCTTCAGCCAGCCACATCGGGGACACGCCACATACAGAGGCGATCTGAGCTGCGAAGGCGGTAGCCTTCGATTTCCCCCTCTCCAAATCGGAGATCGAGGTTTGCGTGAGTCCGGCGCGCTCAGCAAGCTCAGTCTGATTGAGCTTGGCGTGGCGGCGGGCGGTTTTGAGGCGGTCTTTGAATTCCATCCGCGAAGTATTACGGGCGCTCCCATACCCTTGCAAATCGGTATTCCCATAACCTACTATATGGGTATTCCCGTATGGAGGGGCATCATGAACGCAATTTACAAGGGCCTCGTTGACTACTTCGGCACCCAGGAGGCCACCGCCGAAAAGCTCAAGGTTGATCAAAGCACCGTTTCCGGCTGGGTTCGGGGGAAGCACGGCATGTCTCCGGTTATTGCCAAACGAGCGGAGGCGCTGACCGAAGGTGCTTTCAAAAAAGAAAACCTGTGCCCGTCGTTTCCTTGGGCCGAGATGGCCGCCTAAGCGACATCCCTGTCCGCCAATCCGTTGAAGCCAGATTAGAAGAGAGCAGTCCCCATGGAAACGTCCAGTCCAAGACATAGCGCCCAAACCCGCGACCAAGTGCTGGTGGCACATGCAGCAAACCAGATCGCCCGAACCAGTTTGAGCCAGGACGATTTCGCCCAGGCGCTGAGTCGTGAGCTGCACCTGTCGATTCCTGAGCGCGCCAAGAAGAAGGAAGTTCCAGACTTCAATTCGCCAGAACTGACCGGTGACGTGAGCGAGTTTGTGAAGGCGACCGGTCGCTGGCTGAAGCGTGTGCAGCGCTGGCTTTCCGGGGATCAGGAGATGCCGTCTTGGCTGGAGGAGTCCTGGGTGAACGCTCTGGAGCCAGAGTTCCGTGACAACTGCATCAACGAATTGGCCGGGCGCCACGGCTTGATCGGCGCCCGCCAGATGCAGAGCGACCAATGCGCCAACAAAAGCTTCGGTGCGCTGATCCGCGCACTGGGCGATGTGATCGACACCGGCAGCGAAGTCTTTGACGACCAGGTGATGTGCGAAGAGGACCTTCCGCACCTGCCGGCGTTCGCTGAGCAATGCCGTCAGGTCGAGGCTCGGGCGGGGGAGTTAGGACGGAAGGCCGAGACCCTGCTTGCGAAACACAAACCGAATTTGAAGCTTGCCTGAATCGCAGGCACAAAAAAGCCGGGATTGCGCCCCGGCTAATTCATTAACACTTGATGAGGCCGATTATGCATAGCCAACCTACTTCAAGCAATACCCCTAACAGTGTCGCGACACGTTTTTCGAATTCTGAAAACGTGTCGCGTACCACGATGTCGTCTCGCGAGATTGCTAACGTCACCGGCAAGCGGCACGCCAACGTGAAGCGCGACATCGCTGCGATGCTGAAAGAACTGAAATTAGATGTACTCAGTTTTGAGCACATCTATCTGGACGGTCAAAACCGGGAGCAGGTCGAATACATGCTCGACCGCGAACACACCGACTGCCTGCTCACCGGCTACAGCGCCCCGATGCGCATGAAGGTGATTCGCCGTTGGCGGGAGCTGGAGCAGCAGCAGGGCGCCCGCGAGCAGGTTCTGCTCAATGGCACCAAGGTCGTCGGCGAGATCGCCATCATGGAGTGCTTTACGCGCCTGCTGAAGCCGGCTCCATCCTGCCAGATGGCCATGCTCACGAAGATCGCCCAGAACAACGGTCTTGACCCGAAGTTTCTCCCAGGCTATGCCGTCGACGCCGCGCCAGATGCTACCGGCGGATCCTCGATGCCCACCAAGTCAGCCACGGCCTTGCTGAAAGACAACGGCATTCGCGTGTCTCCCGCTGCGTTCAACCGCGCACTGGAAACCAAGGGCTTTCTGAAGCAGCTCCAGCGCAAGAACTCCAAGCAGGAAATGGTTCCGTTCTGGTCGGTGACCGAGAAGGGCATGACCTACGGCAAGAACCTGACCAACTCCCAATCCCCACGCGAGACGCAGCCTCACTGGTACGTCGATCGCTTCCTCGAACTGGCCAAACTGGTCGGGAAGGCCTGATATGCAATTCACCGTCACGATCAATCAGGTGAAGGCGTTGGAGTGGGGGCTGAATTCTCAGCAGGCCCTGCTGTTTGCCTTCGTCTACGGCTGCCCGAGCTGGACCAAGCCAATCAAAACTGACGACGGGATCTTCTTCGCGCTGAGCAAGGCAAAAATCACCGAGGAGCTGCCGCTGCTCACTGATAAGCCAGACACTGCCTACCGCATGCTGAAGGCTCTGGAAGAAGCTGGTTTGATTGAGCTTTCCAGCACTTCGAACATCACTCTGTTCCGCCTGACCGAGAAGGCGATTGAGTGGAACCAGAAGCTGGACGGGTCGGAAAAATATCCGACCCCACCAAAGAACGAAGGTCGGAAAAAAATCCGATCTACCTCGGAAAAAAATCCGAGCAAGGTCGGAGAAAAATCCGAACAAGGGTCGGAAAAATCTCCGACAAATCAGGATACCAATCATCAGGGTACCAATCAGGATACCAGTCAGGACTTGCAAGGCAGCCCGGACAAGCCGGCCCGCAATCTGGTTTTGGTGATTGATCGCACCGATACGCCACGGGTTGAGATTCCCGCTGACATGCCGGGCCCGAAAGACCAGTCCTGCAAAACCTTCAAGGTCTGGGCGAACTACGCCATGGCCTACCGCAAGCGCTACACCACTTGGCCGGTGTGGAACGCCAAGGTCGGTGGCCAGCTCGGCCAACTGGTCGACCGCCTCGGCGCCGATGTCGCTCATCACGTCGCAGCTCACTTCCTGAAAACCAGCGATGCCGCTGTTCTGCGCAAGTGCCACAGCCTCAACGAACTGCTGGCAAACGCCGAGAGCTACCACACCCAGTGGGTGACCGGTCAGCGCATCAACGGGACAACGGCTCGCCAGATGGAACGCACTGAAGCGAACGTCTCCGCCGCCGAGCAGGCCGCGCAAATGGTCTTGGCCAAGCGCCAAGCAGGGGAGCGCAATGAGTACCTTTGAAATGAACGACCAGCAGGTTGCCGGGCTCGCTGCAGCGATCTGCGCCACTGCCGAGGCCATGGGTCAGGAAATGAACCCGGGCACCGCGGCGATAATGGCCGAAGATCTCTGTGCTTACCCGGTGCCGGTAGTAAAGGCCGCTTTGAAGTCATGCCGATTCGAAGTGAAAGGCAAGTTGGCGATGGCTGACATCCTTCAGCGCGTCCAGGTTGCTGATGGTCGCCCGGGCAAGGACGAAGCTTGGGCAATCGCCATGACTACGAACGACGAGTTCGAAACCGTGGTGCTGACCGATGAAATCCAGCTCGCGCTGGCAGCCGCGAAACCTGTACTCGATGCCGGCGACAAGGTCGGTGCGCGCATGGCGTTCAACAGCGCTTACGAGCGTTTGGTGGGTCAGGCTCGTGAGGACAACAAACACGTCAATTGGCACGTGTCGGTCGGTTTCGACGCCAACCGCCGCACCCAGGCGATCACCAAGGCCGTGCAGATGCAACGGATCCCACATGAACGCGGGCAGTTGTACTTGGCCGACTTGAGTGTCGCGCCGGTTACCGAAGACGGCCGGGCCGTCGTTGCGCTGCTGACCGGTGATGTAGCACGGCCTTCGCCAAAACTGCGCGAGAAGCTCGCCGCGGTGAAGGATTCGATGCTCGCCATGCGCCAAGCATCGTCAGAGGAAAAAACAGAACTGCGAATTCTGGCGGCCAATGAGCTGGCGGATCGCCGGGCGCTGCTGATTCAGCAGGCTGAACAATTGGAAGCAAGGAGTGCGGTTCAATGAGCATCGATAAACAAAAGCTTCAGAAGCTGCTATGGGCCGAGGCCGCGTCATTCCGTGCCGACTGCGCAGATTGGAAGCGCAACACCGAGGCGCTGCAAGACTTTCTCGGGGAAAAAACAGTGGAAGAGGTGGCGCTGGAGTTGCTGGCCGAGAACGAGCGACTGACACGGCAACTCGGCGAGCTGATCGGCGGATTGCCGAACAAGGTGGCTACCCATGGCTGACAAAATCTCCGTGAACTGTCAGGCGAAACTCTCCGAGGCCATCACGAAGCTTAGCGCCATGTACCGCGACAAGAAGTTCGTCGTCGTATCGCTGCGCCCGGGAAAGGACCGCACGCTCGACCAAAACCGGCTGTGGTTCGCGATGTACAAGCGCATCGCAGAGATGACCCAGATCGGCGATGAGGCGGACGCCCGCCGGTACTGCAAGTTGCACGTCGGCGTGCAGATCCTGCTGAACGAGGATGCCGGGTTTCAGGCTGAGTGGTACCGCGTCATGCGCCACCTTCCGTACGAGACGAAGCTGGCCATGATGGGCGGCTGCAAGCTGTTTGGCCCGGACGGCTTCCCGGTGACCAGCCTGTTCAACCGAGCACAGGGCGTGGCCTACACCGACCGCATCGTCGCGCGCTTCTCTCAGCAGGGCGTGTACTTCGATGATCTGTTGAGCCAGGAGGCTGCATGACGATTGAACGGAAGCAGCCCAGGCCGAAGAAATGCCGCGTCGCTACTTGCAGGGCCTCATTCGTCCCATCGCGGATGGGGCAGGCAGTTTGCAGCCCGGCATGCGCATTGATCGACGCGCCGAAGAATCAGGACAAAGCCCGCAAGGCCATTGCCCAGCGTGACCGCCGTGAGATCCAGGTTCGCAAGGAGAAGCTGAAGAGCAGGGCGGATCACCTGCGCGAGGCCCAGGCCGCCGTGAACGAGTTCGTGCGACTGCGTGACGCGCACTTGCCATGCATCAGCTGCGACTCGATGCCGAACGACAACGACCTCATGACCGGCAGCCGCTGGGACGCCGGGCATTACCGATCCGTCGGCGCCTGCCCGGAGCTGCGCTTCGAACCGCTGAACATCCACCGCCAGTGCGTGAAGTGCAACCGCAACCTGTCCGGTAACGCGGTCGAGTACCGCATCCGGTTGGTGCTGCGCATCGGCGCCGAAACCGTGGCATGGCTCGAAGGGCCTCATGAGCCCCGCAAGTACACCGTCGAAGAAATCAAATTCATCAAAGCCTACTACCGGGCGAAGACCAGAGAACTGAAAAAGGAAGCAGCATGAAACTGATCAACGCAAGGCAGGTGTGGACTGAGGCTCAGCACGAATCGAACGCGTCGATCAGCGCTGTGGCCATTGAGCGCGGTGCATCGGCACCGGTGAAGCGGGGCGCGCGGATGCGCCGGCATGAGGCGGTGTTCGCGGCGCTGGGCGAGGACAAGGAAGAGCGCATCGAGATCGTTCGCCAGCGGATCAGCATCAGCGAGACGCGCCGCACGCCGGTAGGTCGGTCCACAGCCCGTGCCGCGCACTTGGCCACGATCGGCAAGGTGTTGCGCGCCATCGATACGCTCCCGTTCCAGGTGCAGCAGCTTGGGCACTACCTGTACCACCCGTGCATGACGATGGTTCATGTGCTCAACGCCGAAAAACTGATCTGGAATGATGTGGATTTTTCCGCACTGACAGACGCAAAGGCTGCGAAGGCTCACTGCATGATCACTATCGCCCTTCAGTCCTACAAGGTTGAGGCTCACGGAGGCGAGCAGTGGGGGCCGGCGCGAGTGGCTGAGGGGATGCTGAAGCTTTACGGCGTGCGTATCGAGCCGAAAGTGTGGGATCGAGACTGGAAGGATGTGTGGAATTTCCTGCGTGAAACTATTTCGGAAGTGGATGTTCGGGCGTTACAGCCCGTATGGCAGGTCATCTTTAATGAAAAATCTGATAATGCGGCATAAATTTGTTGCTATGTTGGGGTTTGTAAGGTAATTTTCCCATAGTGCACAAGTAACGCGAAAAGCACACGAATCTTAAAGCCCGGCCATTGAGTCGGGTTTTTTTGTGCCGGTAGCGGCCATTCGATATCATCGGCTTAGTAGGCGCATGAAGCGTCTTTGAGGATGGAGTCTGCATGGTTCGTGATAAATATTTGCTCGTCGCAATTTTGCGTGAGTGCATAGACGGGTTCTTGGATTGCAAATTGGATCTTGATGCGTCTGAGCTTTTCGACAGGCTGAGCCATGATCCCGCGGGGATCTGGTCGGATAAGCTAATCGAGGGGCATATACTTTTGCTTCACGACGCTGGGTTGGTTGAGATTTTCAAAGACTTGAGAGGTCCCAGGATTTCGCGCGTCAAATGGGATGGGTACGACTATTTCGAAGCGGCAAAGAAATCCATAAAGATTAAGCCGCAATAATTGCTGCGAAAATTTGAATGGCCTCGCATGTGCGGGGCTTTTTTATACCTTGAATTTACCTGTAGCCAGGACAGCCCTCGGGAACGCCTGGACGTCGATAGCCGGACAGTGCGACGTACGGAAACAACACCGGCAGCCCAGCACTCTGACCTCACATGCTTGCAGAGTGGCGCGAGACTGGATCAGCGAGATCGATGCAAAGGGGCGTCGACGCTGGGATGGTCTTTGGCCGACAGCTCGGAAAGACGAGCGCACCTATTCAGGGCCTCTGCATTCGCAGGGGCTTTTTCGTTTGAGGAGGTCGAGATGGCTGATATTGAAAATCGGCTTACAAGCCTTGAGTCTTCCGTGAATGAGATCCTCGTTGAGATTCGAGAAATCAAACTCGAGATGCTGGCGGCAAAGGGAGAATCCGATGCCGCCGCGCCATTGCTTGAGCAGCGGCTTCAAAAAGTCGAATCAGCCGTTGGCCTTTTCGAACTCGGCCAGGGCGTATGCCTTTAACTGAGCCAGTGTCAGATCGTCAGCGTTTTCTGGTATCGCTGGATAGTAAGTCGTTGTGGTTCCAGCTGGCAGCATGATCGTTGCGATCAGGTTCCAGTGTGGCCATTGGTTGATGTTCCCGCAGTTCAAGTGAACGAGTTTGTATTTGCTCATACCAATTCCTTTTGTGGCTTTTTCGAGAGTGGAATTTCGATACTAGCCGCAAGCCATGACCCGCATCTAGCGGGTCTTTCGTTTTCGGCTCCCCACACCCATTGCCCCGAGCTGGGAGTGCAGCGGACGCCGGATTTATCAATCTCCCCAAGGGGGAGGCAACCCGGATGCCAAACATGCCTGACAAGCCAGACACATGGGCCAAGATCTGGCTGGCGTTGAGCAATCCGCTCTGGCAGGGCGTGATCATGTCCATCACCGTATCGTTGCTTCGAGTCATGTACGACGCGAAGGAAACCAGTAAGCGCCGAATTGTGTTCGAGGCGCTGATCTGTGGATCGCTGAGCTTGGTCGCGTCGAGCCTTATTGAGTGGATGGCCTGGCCTTCCAGTTTGTCGGTCGCTGCCGGTGGCACGATCGGCTTCCTTGGCGTGACAGCCATACGCGAACTGGTGACTCGTTTCCTCGGTCGCAAGGCGGATGCCGCATGAAGGCCTTCGCTGGAGCAATCATCATCGCCCTGGTCGGCCTGCTCCTCATTGGGATTCAGCAGTCGCGCGTCGTCGCCCTTCGCGGGGAGGTGGCATTCGAAGCCAGCGAGAAGAAGAAGGCGGTCGACGCCAACCTCGAAAGCCAGGCCACGATCACCACGCTGCGCGCCGAAGCCCAGCGCAACGCCGATTACCAGAAAGACCTGAACAAGCGGTTACAGGCCAGTCAGGCCAAAGCCAGAAAGGCGGAGAAGAACTTTGAAGAACTCAAGCGCAACAGCAAGCCTGTTCGTGATTGGGCTGCTCAGCCTCTGCCTGACGGCCTGCGCGGGAAAGCCGCCAGTGGTAACAAAGACAGCGGCAGTAAGGGTCGAACCCCCTGAGCTGGTGCCATGTGAGCGGGTAGCCGATGAAGACCTCGCCGACAACGGCCAGCTGTGGGAGCTGAAGAACCAAGCCATCAACCTGCTCGACACCTGCGCAGACCAGGTGGACGCGCAGATCAAGCGCAGTCAGAGCAAGTAGGTCGCGACACTTTTCGCGAGAGTGCAAATTGTGTCGCGACACGGAGTGAGCATGACAGCAGAAATTCATGACATCGCCGACCAGCGCCCGCACCTGATGGTGGTAGCCAGAGACGGCGCCCATATCATTCCCCGCACGCTGATCCAGTCGGTGATCGACGGCAAGCAACCATCCGCCATCCTCACCGAGCCGGTAGTGCAGCGCGTTATCGAAGAGTGGCTGCAGAAGGTGAGCCCGTGACCGCCAAGCTGATCGACTTCAAGCGCGAGGGATGGCGCGACGCCGCGAAGACCCTGCGCAAGATCGCAGATGACCTCGATGCCGGCGTCCATCCGGAATGCACCGTAGGCGCCTTGACCCTGATCGGCCCGAAAGGGCAGGTGACTGTGTTCGGGCTCGGCCCTAAGTGCGACGACCTGCAATGCCTGGGGGCAATGCGCCTGGGTGAGCAGAAGCTGATTGATGTGCTGCTCGATGGCGGGGAAGGGTAGGTGTGCCGCAGGTTAGTGCGGCACCGATGGATCACTTCACTTTCAGTGCTTCTTGGATCTTGTCTGCATAGGCAGAAAGCTTGGAAAACTCTTTTTCCAGATCCACGGATGTGTTCCCGCTTGCTGCGAACGCTGCAATAGTCTCCAGAGCCGCTGCTACTGCGTGGCCGCGTGCAATTCTCGTCTTGCTGTTTATCGTCGCGGATTGCGAGCTAGAGATTGCTTCGGCGATGGATGACGACATTTGCTGCTTCCTTTCGTTGAGTTGATCATCACCAATACCGGCAACGCGCCACTATTTCAAGCTCAGGGTGATCCATGGATAGGCCAATGCCTCCGCTGTCACTGCTCGAGCTTTCAGAGTTGTCGAGCTTCGGTATACGCCTGACCCCCGCTCCAGAAGTATGGGAATGGCTGCAAGCCGAGATCCTTGCCGACACCGGCAGCATCCACAACGAAGACCACGCCCATCTGATCGATGCGAACGTGAGAGTCATGTGGGCGTCTGCTGCCTTCACCAAGAAGGGTCGGACGGTGGTCGGCCAGGCCGAACAAGTAGCGTTCCGCGCCGGTGGATGGCAGAAGGCGCGGATGGAACAGCAGATGCTGGATTGGTTCGGTGATGTGCCGGCCTACATCATCACGCTGGCTGCTGATTACTGCGTCGACTGCTCCGACGCTGACTTCTGCGCACTGGTCGAACATGAGCTGTACCACATCGCTCAAGCGACCGATCAGTACGACGCACCCAAGTTCACACAGGAAGGATTGCCCAAGCTTGAGATGCGCGGACACGACGTTGAAGAATTCGTCGGTGTGGTGCGTCGGTATGGGGCGAGCCCTCAAGTGCAAGAGCTGGTGGACGCAGCAAACAATCCTGCCGAGGTGGGGAAACTGAACATTTCGAGGGCCTGCGGAACCTGTCTGCTCAAGTCGGCCTGACTTTGACAGTACTTTGACGGATGCCCACTTATGGCCGCACTCAGAGACGAGGTGAAAGCCTTTGTTGTACAGGCTCTCGCCTGCTTTGACACGCCATCGCAAGTGGTGGCGTCCGTCAAAGAAAGATTTGGACTCGAAGTTACCCGCCAACAGTGCGAGGCATACGACCCGACCAAGTACGTTGGACGCAACCTGCACGTGAAGTGGCAGACGCTTTTCAACGACACCCGCAAGAGATTCCGCGAAGAGACGGCAGAGATCCCGATCGCCAACCGAGCGTATCGACTTCGCACCTTGGGACGCATGGCCGAGAAGGCCGAGAACATGAAAAACATGGCGCTGACTGCCCAGTTGCTGGAGCAGGCAGCCAAAGAAGTTGGCGACGTTTACGTGAATCGTCGCCTCGAACCTGAAAAACCTCTGGGCTCCCAAGCGGACCAGCAGCACGCCGTTGCTGAGTACACCCTGGAGCCTGATGAGAATGTCCCCGCTACCCCGTACCTATGACCCGCCGGTAAAGCTGACGCCGAAACAGGCGAACATCTACTGCTGGGGCTTCCAGCCTCAGGCGCGCTTCCGCGATGCTGTGTGTGGTCGACGGTTCGGCAAGACATTCTTGGGCAAAGCTGAGATGCGCCGAGCTGCTCGGCTGGCTGCTGAGTGGGGTGTGAGCGTCGAGGACGAGATCTGGTACGGCGCGCCGACGTTCAAGCAGGCCAAGCGCGTGTTCTGGCGACGGCTGAAGCAGGCGATCCCCGAGGCCTGGCGTGCACACCGCCCGAATGAGACGGAATGCTCGATCACGCTCAAGTCTGGCCATGTCATGCGCGTGGTGGGGCTCGACAACTACGACAATCTGCGCGGATCCGGGCTGTTCTTCGTCCTAGTGGATGAATGGGCGGATTGCCCTTGGGAAGCGTGGGAAGAAGTCCTCCGGCCGATGCTCTCGACCTGCCAATACTCGATACCAGGCATAGGCATGCGGAAGGGCGGCCACGCGCTACGCATCGGCACGCCCAAGGGGTTCAATCACTGCTACGACACGTTCCAAGATGGCCGGCCGGGGCATGAGCCTGACCACAAAAGCTGGCTCTATACCTCGCTCGATGGCGGCAACGTGCCGGCTGAAGAGCTAGATGCGGCCCGGCGCAAGATGGACCCTCGAACCTTCCGGCAGGAATACGAGGCCAGCTTTGAGAACTACGCGGGTGTCGTCTATTACACGTTCAATCGTGAGGCGAACCGCACCAGCGAAACCATTAAGCGCGGCGAGGCCCTGCACATCGGCATGGACTTCAACGTCATGAAGATGGCGGCAGTCGTGCACGTCATTCGCGATGACCTGCCACTGGCACTCAGCGAGTTTTCAGATGTACGGGACACGCCTGAGATGATCGAGAAGATCAAGCTCCGCTTTCCTGACCACAGCATTGCGATCTACCCGGACGCCAGCGGCCAGAACACAAGCAGCAAGAGCGCAAGCGAATCTGACCTGTCACTGCTGAAAAAGGCTGGATTTACCGTAGTGGTGGATTCGACCAACCCCGCTGTGAAGGATCGGGTCAACGCCATGTGTGCGATGTTCGCCAATACCTACGGCGAGCATCGATATCTGGTCAACGTCGACCAGTGTCCGAAATACACGCAGTGCCTGGAGCGCCAGATTTACACGGACAAGGGCGAGCCCGACAAGAAGGCCGGCTACGACCACCTGGTGGATGCCCCTGGCTACTTCATTGCCAAGCGGTACCCGATCAAAACACGCACAGGCGGAACACGCCGAATTGGAGGCTTGGCCTGATGCCAGTGCAATCGACAAACCCCGACTACGACGCGCATATCGCTGAATGGGAAATGATGGACGATGCGCTCGAGGGTGAGTGCGCCGTCAAGCGTAACGAGCGCAACCTGTCCAAGCCGAGCGGAATGGTCGAAGCTGAGAAGCTCGACGGTGCGGGCAACAAGTACCTCTACGAGAACTACACGCACCGGGCTCAGTACGAGCACTGGGTGCGCGACTCGCTTCGCTCAATGATGGGGCTGGTTTCCCGGCTGATTCCGGAGATTGAGCTGCCTTCCGGCCTGAAGGGGCTTGAGGACAATGCCACTTCTGACGGCTTCGGCCTGAAGCAACTGTTTTTCCGCATGGTGCGGCAGGCTATTTCACACGGCCGGGTGCCGCTGGTGGTGAACATCGATGAGCGCGGCGAACCGTACTTCTCGACGTACGCCACTCGCAACGCGATCAACTGGGACACGGCTGACCAAGGCGGCCGGCAAGACCTGGTCCTCTCGGTATTCCGCGAGTTCCGAAAGAAGGGCGGCGATCGCTACAGCCATGACTGCGATATGGTGTTCCGCGAGTTCTTCATGCAAGGCGAGACCTGTTACACCGCTGTGCGGAACGAAGGTGGGGAGATCGTCGAGGAAGAAAAGCCCCTAGGCACGACTGGTACCGACAACCGACTGGTCAAAGGCCTGTCCTACCTACCGGTGATCTATTGCGGCTCGACCGACAACTCGCCGGAAGTGGATGAGGTGCCGTTGCTCACAATGGCGCGCGCCGCGCTGAAGTCCTATCAATTGAGCGCTGACTACTTCACTGCGCTACACCAGACCAGCCATCCGCAACCATGGGTGTCTGGCCTTGATGATTCTGTAGAGCTGAGCGTGACCGGACCATCTGCAGCATGGGACCTCGGTCCAGCCGGCCAATGTGGCTACTTGGAGTTCCAGGGCGCCGGAATTGAAGCCGTTCGCAAGGCGATGGATGACCAGAAAAACGCCGCGCTTGAAGCCGGCGCCAAGGTCATGGACGTCGGCGGTACCGAGTCGGGTGAGGCACGCAAAACACGCCAGAACGACCAGCACGCCACGTTGCACAGCATTGTCGTCACGGTGGCAGAGGCAGTGGAGCAGGGTCTGCGGTACGCGGCTGAGTGGAAGGGCTACGACCCCAAGCAGGTCAAGTTCAAGGTGAGCCCTGAATTTGTGACCCCAGTGGTCGACGCCCAGGTGCTGGCTGAGCTGCTCAAGGGCGTGATGGCTGGCACGATCAGCGCCGACACTTACTGGCAGTACCTCACCACCGGCAAGTTGCCGGATCGCCCATACGAAGACGAAGCCGACCTGATCAGCGATGAGCGCGAGTCGGCCGGCATCAACCTGGATAAAGACGATGCCATCGACAAGCTTGGCGCAGGCGGACAGCCAACTGCTGGAGCAGACGACGCGCCACTCGGTAATGCTGGAGCGGCTTAAAGCCGGCGAGGTCAAGAAGTTCGAGAAGTACCTGCGCCAGATCGACACGCTTGTGCGGGTGCAGTTGACCCGCAAGGAGCTGACCACCTACAGCCGGGATCGTCTTGAACAGTTTCTGGCCAGAGTGGACGGCAAATTGCTCGAGATCTACAAGGCCTACGGTGATTTGGTGCAGGCCGATCTGGTTGATATCGCGTTGTACGAGTCAACCTTCGAGGCCAACAGCCTGAGCAATGCGCTGTCCATCGACGCGGTGGTGCCGAGCAATACAGTAATCCGCGCGGCAGTGTTTTCCTATCCGCTGCAAGTGAAAGGCATCGACGGCGGCAAGCTGCTGAAGAGTTTCGTCAGTGGCTGGACGCGCGCGGAGACGATGCGGGTCACTAACACCATCAGGCTCGGCTTCGGCCAAGGCCAGACCAACGCCCAAATCATTCAGGCGATTCGTGGTACAGCCGCGCAGAACTTCACGGATGGCGTCTTGGCGGTGAGCAATCGCAACGCTGCGGCCCTGGTTCAGACGGCAATCCAGCACGTGGCCACGACGGCGCGGATGGAGACGCTGAAAGCCAACAGCGATGTGGTGCTGGGCTACCGCTGGGTGTCGACACTCGACCGCAAGACCTCGCAGCAATGCAAGGGCTTGGATGGCATGCGCTTCGACCTGGGCAAAGGACCGCTGCCCCCGGCGCACATTAACTGCCGGTCAACCACCGTGCCTACAACCAGGCTTTCGGAGATGTTCGCGAAGGACGCTACGCGTGCTGCGGTAGGTGAAAACGGCGGGGCGCAGGTTGATGCGAGCCTGAACTATTACGAGTGGCTGGCAACACAACCGGCGAGTTTTCAAGACCATGCGCTCGGGCCAGTGCGAGCCAGGTTGTTCCGCGATGGCGGACTGACCCCGGAAAAGTTCGCCAAACTGCAACTCGACAAGTCGTTCAAGCCGCTGACGCTGGCGCAACTGAAGGCGGCTGAGCCTGACATGTTCATCCGCGCAGGAGTTACACTCGGCGCTCCACCGGGTTGAGAAAGCCGATGCAGATCATCGTTGAAGACGGAAAGGGCAGGCCGGACGCCAATAGCTTCGTGCCGCTGGAGAAACTGACCTTCTACCGCGACTACTATGGGTTCCGGATACCTGAAGCGGAGGCCGACCAGATCGAGCTGATGCTGCGTGCTGCGAACGACATCAACGGTCGACAGTGGAAGGGTCGAAAAGCCAATCCTAATCAGGCGATGGCTTGGCCTCGCCGTGACTGCAAGATCGAATACCAGACGCTGTCCGAAACGTTCGTGCCTTTTGAGATTGAGTGGGGGCAGGTGCGGCTCGCTGCCGAGCTGTACGCTGCCGAGCAAGGATTCCAGATCGAGGAGCCGACGCATTGCACTGAGCCGAATGGCCGGCGCACTCGACTCAATCGTGATACGCCGGGGCTGCGCATGCGTCCGCCACCATACGCGCCGAGTAGGACGCAGTTTGCCGATTTTCTGCTGATGCGCGGGCTGAGTGTCGCGAAGTAGCGTGGCTGCAGCGACTTGTTATTTGGTATAACGCCACCTTTAAATGGAGGCGTCATGAAGTGGATTACAGTGGCATGTTGCTCAGTAGCGCTCCTGATAATCGGAGGGTTTGCCGGACTTACTATGGGAATAAATCTTCATCCTGAGTCTACTGTTAGATTTGTTCCGAACTGGGGGAGTCTAGGGGATTGGGTTGCTGGTATTGCTGCAGTGCTGACATTCGGAGCGGCTTGCTTCGCGATGACTACCTGGAGAGTTCAAGAGCGTAATCGTCTGGTGCTTTTGTGGAAAGCTGACCTCGTAGATTATGCATTTACGTTGCCTTATTTGAAGGAGCGACTTGTTTACTCTGACGACAAGGATCTGGTAGATAAAATTGCAGCTAAATTCTACTGCTGTGTCAAAAGTTATATGTTAATGATTGAGTATGCCACTCCCGAAAAAGCTGAGTTCTACAAGCTGATATGGAGCCAGGTTTTCCATGCTCATAATGGATACGTAACAGGCGAGATCGACCGGTCCGTCACTAAGGAAGCTTTTACCAGCGCTTACCTAAATCAGTTTATTTAGTTGAGATCATTCACACCAAACCGCCCAATGGGCGGTTTTTTATTGCCTGCAAAGCGGGCCGACCAAACCCAAGGGGTGCACCAAGTGGCAGACGAAAACCAGATTGATCTTGAAGACCCGGCAGTTCAGACCGCCATTGCTGCAGCTGTTGATGCTGCGACCTTGGGCCTCAAGAACAAAAACACCGAGCTGCTTGGCTCGCTCCGGACCACCAAAACTGAGCTGGACGGTTTCAAGTCCCAGTTTGAAGGTTTGGATATCGCGGCTGTGAAAGGACTGCTGACCAAGGTTGGCCAGGATGAAGAGACCAAGCTGATTGCCGAGGGCAAGCTGGACGAGGTTATCACTCGCCGTACCGAGCGCCTGCGCACCGACTACGACACCAAGCTGGCAGCCGAGAAGGCTCGCGCCGACAAGGCCGAGCAATTCGCTGCCAAGTACAGCGACAAGGTTCTGGCTGATTCCATCCGCGCCGCCGCCATCAAGGCCGGCGCACTCCCCGAGGCTGCCGAAGACATCATCTTGCGCGCCCGGGGCACTTTCAAACTCAGTGAAGACGGTGAGGCAATTGCCACCGACCGTGACGGCGAGGTCGTTTACGGAAAGGACGGGAAAACCCCTCTGTCGCCGCTCGAATGGGCGGAATCGCTGCGTGAAACAGCAACACACCTGTGGCCAAGGGCTCAGGGTGCCGGTCCGACCGGTGATCAAGGTGGCAAGGCCACGAAAAAATGGGGCGAGTACACGGAAACCGAGCGCGCTGCGATCGCCCGTGACAACCCCGAGCTGTTCAAGAAAATC